CATCCACTTCGAGATTGCCCGTGGCGGGCAGAACAAGGGCAAGAATCTGGCGCTCCAGCTCGAAGCCGTCCAGACCCGCGCCGCTGCCGAAACCCCGCGTACCCCAGCTCAACCCCAGGCCAAAGCCGGCGACCCGGCCAAGGCCAACTAACCGGGAGGGGCGGCCATGCTGATCGATGACCGGGTGTATTGCGACTGCTGCGGAAACGACATGGGCAAGCTCATGGCGCTGCCCGCGCCGCAAAGCGACCTGCTGCCCGACCTCAGCCTGCCGCCCCACTTCGCCGTCTGCCCTGACTGCGAACCCTCCGAACAAACCGCCGACCTCGAGCAGGCCGGCGAATGACTTACGCGCTCACCTGCGACGGCACCGTCTCGGTTGATGCAGGCGGAGCGCCCCTGTGTTCCGGCGGCTGGGTCTTGGTCCAGCTTCCAGAACAGTTCGACCCGAGCCAACTGGACCCCGCCGTATTGGCCCAGGTGTTCGGGATCGGATTCACGCTCGTAACCACTGTGCTGTTGATCGGCATCGGCTGTAAGGCCGTTCTCGACTTCCTCAAGCACGCCTGAAAACCCATTTGGAGTGACCACCATGCACAACATCAAACGCGTCTCCCGCGATCTGGCCTTGGCCGTTCCCTTCGCCATCGCGGCTTCTGCCTCCCACGCCGCCGGCTGGGACTACAGCACCCTGACCGCCGATGTGGACTTCTCCACCATCGCAACCGGCGTCCTCGCCGTCGCAGCCCTGCTGGCAGCGGTTTATGCCGGCATCAAGGGTGCCCGCGTCGTCCTCGGCTTCCTGCGTTCGTAACGCTCACCAGCAACCCGGGCCGGCCTAGTGCCGGCCTTTCTCTTAGCGAGGTAGCCATGCAAGCGCTCTGGGAGTTCGCCTTCTTCTGCATCGGATCGGCCTGCGCTTACGCGATCTTTTCGAGGTGGTAGGGATGAAGGCTCAAGGTCGCATATGCAGCTTGTTGCTGCTGTTCTGCTCGTTCCTGTCCATGCAAACAGCGGCAGCAGAGGAGTTCTTCTGGCGGGCCAACTACTCAGGCGGCATACCCAAGCCAACGCCGCTTGAATCGTGCAAGGCGGCAAATACCAACGTCAGCTACGTCAGCAAGGTCGATGACACGCGATACAACTGCCATCAGTACAACGGCCCTGTTCTTTTTCAAACGCTCCGCTATGCCATCAGCTGCACCAATGCCCAGCAATGGGATTGGGACGCCGGTCGGTGTGTCGATATTCCTCAGCCCAAGCAATGCGAAGCCACCAACGGCCAGACCGTCAGCCACGAACATCTGATGAAGGCCGCTGTGGGCCAGCCGACCATTGACCCTCCGGGCTCGGTCTGCGGTAACGGTTGCCAGTACGCCTTCACCTACACCGCCGCCTCCAACGTCTACGTCTACACCAGCGGCAACCCGCCTGGTGTGTTCGGCGTTTACGCCTATACCGGCAACGGCATCGAGTGCAACGAAAGCACGCTGCAAACGCCCGGCAACCCGTCCGAGGGCGATACCCAGGATCCGGATGACACACCGCCACCCGAGGATGGCGACAAGTGCCCCGAGGGCTACACCTACAACGGCACATTCTGCTCCCCGGATACCCCGCCAGATCCTGATCCGGACCCGACCGACCCAACGGACCCAACGGACCCAACCGATCCCACTGACCCCGACGATGGCTCGGGTGATGGTGGGTCCGGCGACGGCGGTTCCGATGGCGGCTCGGGCGATGGCGACGGCTCAGGTGATGGCGGTGACGGTGACGGCGGCAGCTCGGGCGGTGGCGATGGTGGCACCGGTACTGGTGACGGCGAAGGTGAGGACGAAGAAGGCGAAGGCTCCGGTCCCGGTTTCTGCGATGGCGGTGACTGCTCGTTCGTCGCACCGACCTACTTCGACGGCGCCGACAAAGTGCCGGGTTTCGACGAATCCCTGTCCCGCGTTTTCGATGGCATCCGCAATTCGCCCCTGGGTAGCGCGGTCGATGCCATTTCCTTTCCGTCCGGCTCCGGTGCCTGCCCGTCTGGAACGGTGACCCTGTTCGGCAAGCCGATCACCTTCGATGGTCACTGCGCCCTGTGGGGCGAGATCTCCGGAATCTTCTCTGCGCTCATGCTGGCCGTTTGGTGCCTGCTGGGCGTTCGTATCGTCCTGTCCTCGTGAGGTGCCGCCATGCTTGAGAAGCTAGGTCGTTTCATTGATTGGGTATGGGCGTTCCCCGCCCAGATATTCAAATGGCTGCAGGATGCCTTCGACTCGGTTATCGACTTCATCGAAACCCTGCCGCAGTGGATCTTCTTCCAACTGTCCGAAGGCATCGTCTCGTTCTTCAATGCCATTCCGGTGCCGGACTTCTTCTACCAGGCCGGCGGCGCTATGCAGTCGATCCCGTCAGAGGTGCAGTTCTTCGCCTCCATGTTCCGGCTGGACTTCGGCGTCACCACGGTGCTGCTCGCCTACCTGATCCGCTTCGTCATCCGCCGTCTGCCGATCATCGGGTGACCTATGGCCATCGACGCATACACCGGCATGCCCGGCCATGGCAAAACCTACGGAGTCGTTGAGCACGTCATCATCCCCAGCCTGAAACAGGGCCGGCATGTGGTGACCAATATCCCGCTTGAGGTCGATGCGTTGCTGGCCGAGTTCGGCGGCACCATCGCCCAGCTACCGGCAGACTGGTTCGAGCGCCGCGATCTTTCCGAGCTGGCCCCCAACGGCTGCGTGCTGGTTCTCGACGAACTCTGGCGCCGCTGGCCGAAGGGGCAGAAGACCAACGCGGCTGCACTCGAAGACAAAGCCTTACTCGCCGAACACCGTCACCGGGTCGATGAAAAGGGCCAGTCCATGCGCGTGGTGCTGGTTACTCAGGATCTGGAGCAGATCGCCACTTGGGTCACCCTGCTGGTCGAAACCACCTACCGCATCGTCAAGAAGTCCAAGAAGTACTACCGGGTCGATATCTACCGGGGCGCCGCCAAGGGCCAGCGGCCACCGAAAACCGCTCTCCTGCGCCAGACCGCCGGGACCTTCAAGCCCACCGTGTGGTGCTACTACAAGTCGGCCACGCAATCGGCCACGGGTGATGTGGGTGATGAATCCAAGGCCGATGGGCGCGCCTCGCTGTTGCGCTCCTGGGGCCTGTGGGGGCTGATCGGCATCGTCACCGTGTGCGGTGTCTTCGGCGTCATGGGCGTGCGCTCCTTCTTCAGCACGCCGGTAGTACCCAAGTCACCTGAGCCGGCACCAGTGGTAGCGCCTGAACCCAAGCAAGCACCGTCGCGCACCTCCCGCGCCGCTACCGCCGTGTACAGCAAACCCGAAGGGCCGGTCATGTCGATGACATGGCGCGTAGGCGGCTACGTCATGGCCCCGGTGGGCTCATGGCGACCACCTGCACCCCAGGAGCCGGAGTCGGACGGGATCTACTGGCAGAACACCGGAAACGCCAAGCCAGTCAGTAAGACCGCCCGCGTCGTCCTCGTCTCGAACAGTGGGCTCACCCGCGTTGTACCGCTCGGGGAGTGCCGCTTCTTCGCCGGACAGATGGATATGTACTGCGACATCGACGGCGAACGCATCACGCCCTGGACGGGCCGTGGAGCGGTTACCAGCGTGATTGATCCTGTGGCGTCGCTTAGCTCTACGCGCCGCGAGCCAGACGCCGGCGGTCGCCAGCGTAGCGCATCGGGCGCCGGCGTCGGCGCGGCGGCGGCCCGCTGACGTCCCTGTAACACGTCAGATAAACCCAACTGAACAGTGTCAATTCGTTGCAATTTGGAGCAGAAGAAGATGAGCGTTAAAGATCAAATTCGTGTTGATCAGAACTTTCAGGAAACCCCAACCGGGCGACTGTTCTTCGATAGCCATTCGGCCAAGCTGACTGACCTGTCGGGCGTTCGTATGCTGCGTTGCGGCGTCGATACGGTCCGCCAGCTGTACCGCGGACTGATCCGCCCGGAAATCATGGCGCTGTTCGAGAAACCGGGCGTCATGGTCGAGTTCGCCGGGGAGTTCTGGCATGCCGGTCGGGTAGGGCGGGACTCGGGCTACCAGTACAAGCTCCAGAATGCTGACCTCGGG